CTCCGGCAATATCCATCTCCTTCTTCCAACTGAGCATTTCCTTCTGCCTCTTCAAACTGATCCGGTTGGCAGCATCACCGATCTCAGAGAATTTGAATCTCTTTGTTGTCAGTAAAGCTCCTGTGGAATCCACAAGACGGAAGTATCCTTGCTCTGGATAAGGCATGATTGTTACATCCTTCTGTTCAATACCCATGATATCAAGCGTTGGTTTCAACCTGTCCATGTTCTCACTGATCAAAGCATCCAGCCCTGAGTCAACATGTGAGATATCAACATTCGTCATCTCATATAACTTGTCAGGTGTCATCCCAAGGAATACCCGGCCATTGCCAGTCCGTGCGTAACTCTTAACTGCATTCTCCACATGCTCCTGGGTAGACTCACCAAGTGGATCGAAGGAGTTAAAGAGCAGGTTAGCCACATACTTCTTGACCAAACCTTTCTGGTTGTCTGTGTAATCCTGTCCACCACCGAGCCAAGGGAATCCCCATTCCAGGTTTGAAACTATTTTATCAGCAGCTTCATTGATTGCTTTGGTCTTTACTGCCGGTGGGTTGTTGGCTTTCCGCTGCGCCCTATCAAGGGCCAGAGCAGGAGAGACTCCTTTCTTCATCTCATTCCAGTAGGCTTCAATGACATCCTTATTGGTTCCAGTCATATCCTCCAAGATAGCTTGTCTGGATGCAACAGGCACTGAGTTAACAAACTGTAACTCCTTCTCGATTGAGGGGTCCAGCTTCTCTTGAATGCCACCACCTTTCCTTTCCTGATCTTTGATCTCTTCGGCAACATTGATAACTGCTACCTGATTCAATCTGTTCTTGAGAGACTTCGGGATATGCCCTTGCTCAACTGATCTTTGGATCAGCATCTGGCTCTTGGCTATGTACTTCTTGCTTGCCAGCTCCTGGACAGCAGCGTCATCAGCACCAGGAAGTTCGGCCTTGGCTTCATCAATGGCAGCACCCCCAAGCGTACTGGATAGCTTGTCGTAGATAGCTTCCAAGTCTTTCGGCTTCTTATCCTTTAACTTGTAGGTGTTCCCTGACATGAAGGCTTCCATGCTGGCTGACATATCTGCATCAGCCAGACGTTGCTTGTCAATCTTAGCCAAGGTAGCCTGGACGAATCCACGGTATGGATAGGTATCATTCGATTGCTTCCGCATGAGCTTAACCTGGGAGATAAACTGATCCTTCGTGATCGCACCTTGAATGGCTTGACTCTGCAAGCCTGCTTGAGCTACCTCATAGTCAACACCCTTGCTGACAATCTCTTTGTCTTTTAGTTGCTTGTCCAGCATCTGAAGTTTGCCTGATCTCTCGAACAGGTTGGATTTACGATCACCCTTCCATTGCTTGGCAGCTTCGAGCATGTTCCTATCTTTGGAGAGAAGTACAACATTCTCAACAATGCTATCCTTTTCATCCGTAGTCAGCCTAAGTGCTTTAAGGTTGTTGGTGAACATAGTTGATAGCTGGTCTGGTGTAAGACTAATTCCATTCTCATTCAGCAACTTTGATTGAGTAATTATCTGATCGGTGACAGCATCCTTACCTTTGTCAGTCATGATTTTAATGTTTTCAGATTCACGAAGTGTATTTAATTGAGGCATCATTTCCCTGAAGGCAAGAGGGAGAAGCTTCTGCATCTCTTTGTCTGTATGGTAGTTCGAGTAGTTGGCACTTAGGTAGTCATCAACTTCAGAGTAGCTCTTTCTTACAGCTTCGATCCACTCTTCTTTAGTTAAACCTTTCTTGGCCAGATAACTCAGCTTAGCTCTCTGCTGAGTTACTTTATCTTTCATCATAGTTGCAGCATGTGCTCTATATCCTGCAACAGTGGCTTCGCTTGTAGGTGCCAGCTTTAATTCAGCTTGAGCTGATTGAGTGATTTTATCTGCTGCGATCTTCTTACTCATTTGAGTAGTGTAAATACCGCCACCCACCTCAGCAAAGTTAAGCAATGCGTCAACAATTGCCATCCCATCATTGCTTGCTTGGAAGGCTGATCTTGGTTTGTTGATCATTTGTTTCATCTGTCTTGCTGGTTGCTGGAAGCTGGTATTAGGACCCATATCAAATGGATTCTGCACTGCTTCTCTTTCTATGTTCTTCTCTGCCATCTATCCTCCTATGATATAGATCCATAATATGGATCATAAGACCCAACTGTATTCTTTTTATAATAACGACTTTGAGTTGGAGTTACTGTGCTTGATTCAGTGTAAGCCTTACCTATATCGCTGGCTATACCATAAGTCCTTTGGAATGTACTTAATCCAGTACTTAATCCTGAATACCATGCAGGTTGCTTAATTGTATAATCAGATGAACCTTTAGCTTGCGCTGCAATGTTCTTAGATTGAATGTCAATATTATCTAACTGCATCTCTCTCCTACTGGTAATGTCAGACATCCTCTGCCCAAGACCTGTTCCTAAATCTGTAATAGCAAGATCAATTGATTGTCCATAAGTACCAGAAGCAGCAGCTTGCAGTTCTACTGTACTTCTGGCTTTCATGTACTCTCTCTGAGCTTGCATACTTTCCTTGTAACTGGTCTCTATTACATCGGCTTCCTGTTTATCAAGTTCGGCATACTGCTGAATAGCCTGTTTCTCCAGGTACTCATTATATTGCTCCTGTGCTTCTTCTTGCTGCTTTGATGATACATAAGACATACCAGCACTTGTAGCTGCTGTTACTGCTGATGCTGATGCAGCTATAACAGCAAGACTTATTGGGTCTATACTCATATACCTCCTCCTTAGATTCTCATTCCTCGTCTATTCAAGTTTCCATTGAAACTGAAATCTCTTATCGTCAACGGGATATGACTCTCCGTCTTAATCGTTAAAGTGTACTTGTCAGATTTAGCACGGATAGGAATCCTGTGCTGACCTTCAGTTAAGGTAGCGAATCCGACAATATTAGCTGCATTACCAAATACCCTATTACCGTACTCACTGGTACGTTCACGACCGTAGATATCTGTCACTGTCGCTGTTATATCTCCAGTGGTATTGTAATTGATATAGAATGCACCAACTGTCAGTTTATCCAGGTTCATTGCCTGATTGTTCTGATCCTTTACAACTGGATTAGTTGGAACGTAGGTGCATGTGTAAGGTATACCGGCGATACAAGTGCATGAAGCTTCTTCACTGAGATCATCATAACACCACAGTTCATAGCTCTGCCTTTCTATATTAGCTAAGGTTCCCTTCTCTGACTCATAACAATCTGTCGACCTGACAATACGTATCTCGTTAACATCAACGTCAGGTAGTGGATCATCAGTCTTCCATACCTCATCTGTTTCATCCCAGGTAAAGGTTATGTCTGATCTTCTATCCAACCTGACAGGGAAGTCAAGTCCGGTGCTGTCTGCATCTCCAAGATCAATGGTCTCACAGTAAGTGTCCCCTCCATCCCTTCGAATGACAATCCTAAGAGCATCATCAACAAAGGCAAGATGCTCGATCACATCAGTCTCATTGAAGACAATCCGACCCCAGGCACTCTGTACCTTCTCTGCTCCTTGCCACAGCCAATCATACAAATACAGAATATGATCAGCTTCTGCCTTGACAGCCAGGATGTTTAAGTTCGTACTGGCTACCATGATCTCAGGGCTTCCGGCAATGTATTCCTTCACATGATCTGTGATAGGTCTTGCCATCTTGGTATCAGTCACTGAGTCAGTAAAGTATTCCCTGATCCCGGTGTACCGTCCATAGTTAATTGCAAATAGGATACTATCACCAGAAGCTACTGGCTTGACATCCAAGTTGGTTTCAAAGTTCGTAGTCTTCCTAAGAACTGCATTGGCAGCAGTCAAGGCTTTATCCCCTGGTAATATGAACTGAGCAGATTTAGAGAAGAATACAACATCACCATCGAAAGCCATTGAAGCCTCTAAGTAGTTGATCTGTTCGCTGTCTGCATAGATGTCAATAGGATCTGTATCAAGAGCAGCCTGGGCAGTAGCCCGGAAGAAGTTAAAGAAGTGACCGGACCTGGACATGATAACCGATTCACCGGCTGTGAAGTACAAGCGGTTCTGCATGATGCCCATTGATTTGATCTCTTCATCCACGAATGTCGGTAGTGGGTTTGTATCATCATCCCCAACTTCTCTATCTTCCCATTCACCTTCTCTCAGGGTAAAGCTTGCAACTCCATTAGTGACAGACTCTCTAACCAAAACATGAGGCATAGTGCTAAGATCATACCCCAGTACTATTTCAGGCTCAAGAGTCTCTTTCCATTGTAAGGTATTACCACTTGAGCCATCTACCGAAGTAGCTTGTAACCAGTAAGATGCGTTCTCGGTAGTCTCTCCACCAGGTGGGTTAACTTTGATACGAAAGTTTTCTGGTGCCCTATTCGGTAAGAGAGTAACTTGCTCGATCTCTTTATATAAAGCAACAGCATTTGCGTTATTAACATCATCATCCACATAGATGTCATAGTCCGTTCCGTCTTTCTTTGAAATAAAGATGCAGTTACTTGCAAGTTCAATGTCATAGGTTGCTGTGATATCAGTACCTCCCCAGGAACCTTCCTCAGCTGTAGGACCACCAGATCTTCCTTGCAACCCCTCGTATAACTGAGCAGCAACTGTAGCAGGTTTAGTACTTGAGATATCCTCTGCATTGTCACCCTTCTCTGCAAGATGCCAAGCTACCATGACGTTGTCAATGTAAATATGGGTGTACTGAGTATAGTCTTTATACTGAACATACACGATGCTGGTATTATCCAAGGCATCGGCAGTAGTTGTACCTTCTGCAACAGTAGTGTCTTTGTTAATGATGAAGGTGTAGTCACCTACAGTTAAAAGTTCAAGACTACTGGATGGATCAGTACAGGCTAAGTAAGTACCGGAACTATCCTCAACTGTGATTGTATGAGCTGTACCATCTGGACTCCAAGCTTGCAGAGTTCCATTAGGTTGAATCTCAATGAAGTATTCCTCATCATTCCTCTTGTAATGGTGCCACTTGCTTAAAGGGTTCTGACTTGCACCAGTTAACGTACCTGTCTTAGTTGTTCCTTGTCTGGTGATCAGTCCACGAACTACATCAGGACGGAAGTTATCAGATTGAGTACACTGTCCAGGGTATCTATTCTTGTCAGGCTGTTGAGAGACCCCCTGAACTGGTCTTCCCTGATTTGAAGTTATATAAGTCATTAATAACTATTCCTCCTTGGGAATACTGAGAGACCGGAAGAAGTTGCATTCCTTCCACCTACACGTGACTGAAACAGTACAGCAGCCGGATTGTCGGTGAGGTAGTTATGCTTCCTGTTTCTCATTTCCTCTCTGGTTAATAAAGCCATTGCGTTGTTCTCGTCTTCAATCTGGAACTTCCAACGCTTCTCATCAATCTCAAGATCCTGGGCGAACTGTCGTCTGGCTGCATACATGATAGCAGTCTGAGCAATCGGTGGTAGGTTGTTGAACTCAAGGTAGAAGATGAAAGAAGTTTGGATGGTCATTACTCCACCTACTTCATAGTTGGCAAGATTAGTCAGATCATAGGTATGGTTAACGGTGTCATACAACTTACCACCCCTTAGAGCAAGTGGGATGTTCCTTGACTACGCATCGGTTACAATGGATATAGCGTTAGCAGGTGCAACAACTTGACCAGTGTTACTGTCAGGTACTAAGTTCCAGTTGTATTCTTTATTGAAGAACCAGCCACGTTGCTGGATCTCTTTGGATATTCTTTCAACTGTCCTCTTGGCTTGGGAAGCATCCAGGTCAGTGTCATCTTCATCAGATACTGGAGATAACCCAACACCAGCAAGACAAGTATTCATTGCTTGTAACAAGGCACTCATAGTCCTCCTTTCTGTCTAAGTTCTTCCTTTCGGAAGTTTAACGCTGTTAGACTATAAAAAACCCAGCACCGATTAAGATGCTGGGCTGGTAGTAGCGACTGTGCGTCAGTCAGGAATTAACATCAAGAATATGTCTTTGTTGCTTTGGATTTACCTTTGGCCTTGGTAAGAACGACCGTATTATCTGCATCAGCAGTAGAACCGACAATGGCACAGTTATCATACCGGCCAGTGGTGGCACCTTCTGCCAGCCAGGAATCAATGAAGTAACCTTTGGTCTTCTTATCGAAGAAGATGTCGGACTGCAAGGTAATAGTCCGGCCACAAAGCAGGGCATCAGAGTTGTAGATGATTGCATGAGCAGCTTGCATGTCAGTGGTTACGTCATAACGGTTGCCGTTGTTGGCATTGGACAGCAGGTGGTGAGTCTCACCATCATGCGGGTTGATCTTCATCTGAGTGAACTCTACAGAACCCATAACAGGAATGTTCCAACCTTTCAGTCGGCCCATCAGGTTGTTGGAGTTGAAGGATGTTCCGGTAGCTTCATTCTGACCACCTTCGGTCTGAGCGATGAAACCGTAATCAACCAACAGACCGAACTCAGCAATAGGTACCAGTACCTTCATACCGGCCATTGGGCAACGCTGAGTAACCAGACCCATGATACCAACTTCGATGGCAGATACCAACTGGTACGGATCTTGAGCCTGCGTTCCATCATCTTTCAATTCAACATTAATGGCAACACCATGCCCTGTTACACGGGAGGTTCCACCGGTAATGGTATTTGCATACGGATCATAAGTACCACCGGTCAATCCGGTAGCAAGCAACTGCTGAACAACCATCTGGTCTTCAAGGGTCTTGAGCTTGCCCATCTGGTTTGTTGCAAGTTTTGTCATGACTTCAAAGTCATTCTGAATGTCGTGCAGGGTATGAACAGTGTTACGGCCAAGCACGATGGTATCAACACGTTGTGTTCAGCACAGCTCGTTAGGCTGTACCCGTCCGCTATCGTCATTACGGACTGCTGCATGTTTCCATGCAGACCAGACTATATCTTAACCTGTAAACAGGTTCCCTCCACTTCGTGGCACTTGCCACTACTCCTTGCAAATAGGATAGTCGTTGAACTTTCTTAAACAGTCACTAAAATTTATCTTGTATATTTCCCTCTGCCAACACCTTTTGTTGGCTTAAAACCAAACTGTATAGCAGCTTCTTTCCAGCGGTAACCACATTTTATACTGCTAATCATGGACTTTGATATTCCAGTTTCTTTAGCAATGTAATCATACGGCCAGTTCTCATTTAAGAGTTTGAAGACAAGCTTTTGTTTGTCTCCAAGTTTCGTTGGGTTTCCTTTCATCAAACCAGTATCAACAGCATGCTGACTATTCTCTTTAGCGGTTACCCATTCAAGGTTAATGCTACGATTGTCATACTTATCACCATTGATATGGTTTATATAGGTTTTATTCTTTGGGTCTGGATTGTTACAAAAGAGCTCAGCCACTATGCGATGCACTGATAATTGCTTTCTTTGTCCTTTGTCGTTGTATAAAGTAACCTTTAGGTAGTTGCCTCTTGGTTGAGGCTTAAGGAGTCTGTTCATCTTATAACTCCAAACTTCTCCATCTTTAGTCACTCCGTACTTACTATATCCAAATAATAATTTTAGTTCTTTCATAGTCACCTCCTTATAAATAAGCAGAGTAACTGTTTAAGCTTAGCTGCTGATTACCATATCCTTTCGGACTTAGGCTTCCCAGCAATTCAAAGGGTTGTCATCTAAGCATCACTGCTTAGCGTGGCTATTAGTTAACCAGAGCGTTCTTATTAAACTCGGTGTCATTGGTAGCTTCGGGTTCCTGTCCAGGCGTAAGGGTTTGAAGTTTTGTCTCGCCCATGTACTTATCGGACACAATATTGGTGCCGACAACATCCTGGACAGTGAATCCTCCGAGAAGGTTTTCTCCTTTTAGGTACTGCTCATGTACAACTCCATTGAACTTTTCGATCAACAGCGAATCAACATCAGCTCCCACCGCAGGATTAACAAGCGTGTTGGTGGTAGATCCAGCCATACATTCCCTCCTTTCTTATTATAATTAATTATAG